CAACATCTGAGTCATTTCAAAATTATGCTGTTAATACAAATATAGATGGATATAATGACAAATGGTTAGGTTCTGGAAGTTTTGCACTATCTTACTGGGCTAAGTTTGATGAGTGGACTGATGCACCAAAAGAGATGTATATATGTGATGGGAGGTCTCACGGAGACTCAGATAATGATGGGAGTGATGAAACTTTTTGTGGGTTTGCTGTAGTTAAACAAGTTGGGCAGTCTAGCCAAAGATTATACTTTCACAAAAGGGATGGATCATCAAATTATATTGAACATACAATGACAAACTCAGAAGCAACTGGGTCACTAAATCATTATGTGTATACTGTAGACAAAACAAAAACTACTGATGCTATCCAGCTTTGGAGGAACGGAGTACAAGTTGAGACAAAAGATTATGATACCGGACTAGATGCATCATATGATATGAATCAGTCTGGTTCACAAGCTTGGGGCCCAACAATACACGGAGTTGACTTTCCAGGACAAGGCTTTACAATTGGAGGTTTGGCAAGAGGCACTGACACTCCTGTTCTAAGCAAGTTTACGGGAAGTTTAGATGATGTAAGAATATATGGTAGGGCAATGACAACTCAATCAATACAAGACTTATATACACAACCAGAAAGGTATAGAGGTTCTGTTTCATATGCTTCAGGAAAGGAGACTCCTAGCTTTGAAGATGTAGATAAGCAAATTTGGAAAAGAGTTCTTAACAACTTACCTCAGCTATTAAAAAGTAAGGGTACAAAAAGAAGTATAAATACATTCTTGTCTTGCTATGGAATACCAAAGACACTTATGAATGTTCAGGAGTTTGGAGGTAGTGCACCAGTTGATGGAACCGACTTCCAGGAGCTAACAAAGCATAACTATGCAATACATATAAGTGAAAGTGCATTTATTGGTTTAGGTAGAGATACACAGAACGCAGCAAATATCAATGGCCTTGCATCTAATGCTTCCCCTCAAACAATACAGCTAAGGTTTAAGTCATATAGCCAGTCTGGACAACTAACCCCTCAATCACTAATTCAGTCACAAAATAAGTGGGGTGTACTTTTACAACCTGTAGGTGGTGGGACTGGAAGTATTGGTTCGGTTAAGTTTTATTTAGCAGATGCAGACTCTGATCCTGTTGTTTCTGCATCGGTAGATGGACTACCTATATTTGATGGCGATTGGTGGAATATACAGCTATCAACAGATGTACCGGTCACAGCTGGAAATATAGATGTAATTTATACACTAAGGTGTGCTAAGTCTGGCGATCATGAAGATAATCAAATAACACATAGCGGAAGTGCAACATTATTTGTTGAAGGTTCTGCTGGAGGCCTCCCCGAGGACTATAATGATAGCTTTAAGACTGCTTTAGGGAAAACCTCATACGGACTAGGATATTCCTCATTATTCCTTCCATCATATACAAGTACTTGGGCTGGACACTTTACAACTGGTAGCGGTTGGAGCTATGGCACAGATACTCCTGATATGAACTTTTCAGGTTCATTACAAGAATATAGAGAATATGCAGAAGAAATAAGCAAAGAAACATTTCATAAACATACTATGGCACCAACAGCATATTTTGGTAATCACTATACAAGTTCATACGATACACTAACTAGAAGATTCCCACTGGGGTCTGATGGTAACGTATATAATCATCATGTGACGGAAGGTGAAACACAAATTAGCTCAAGCCACCCAAATCAATCTTATCCATCATCTCATTTTTATACAGGAACTTCTGCACCAAGCTACGCAACTTTTAATAATTTTAGGAATGAAACAGACGCAGATGGAAACTATAAAGAACAAATAGAAGAACATTATATATCTGTACCTAATTCAATTGGTAACAAGAGAAGTGATAGAAAGATAAGAAATCTAGAAACATATAAAGACGGATTCTTATCTCCAAATAAAAGTCATGACTCAAGCTCACTAGACTTCGTTGGAAAAGATTCTAATATTATTCAGATAGCACTATCACCCTCTGATAACACAGACCTAGATATAGCATATCAATTTGGTGAAAACAGAGTTGATGACTTTATTGGTGATCCAAGAGATAGATATAAGACAACATATCCATTACTATCTTCTTTAAGGCACGAATACTTTAAGAAGTTATCTAAACCAGGGAATGCATTTGAATTTGCAAAGATATTAAACTACTTTAATAAAGGCTTCTTTAGACAGCTAGAAAACTTACTACCTGCAAGAGCAGTTAAGAGGGTTGGTCTTATAATTAAGCCACACTCATTAGAAAGAGCAAAGATACAAGGCCAGCCTGAATTATTATATGATGCAACATCACCATCGGTTCAAAGCTTTGACTCAACAGGGATAAGGCAAAGAGATGAATACAGAGAAAATTGGGCCTTTGAAGGTATAGTTTCTGACATGACTGCTAGCTTTGTAACTGCAATAGGCACAGATAAAATGCTTGACCCCGCTCTTTCAAGAGATGGAGACTACTCTACTGCAGATACATATATAGGCTTAACTGATATGACAGGTAGGGGTATGTACTCAAACGGAACATGGGTCTCGCAGTCATCATGGCAGCTAGGTACAACATCTAGTCTACTAGACTTTACTTGGATGGATTCAAGGGCAATAACTGCTGGACATGGAGTTAGAGACTTCGCACCAACAGAAAGCAGTCTAAGAAATAAGCTACCAAGATTCCAAAACTTAAGCCGTGGACTTAAAAACTCATACTATCTAGGTAGTAAGCAAGTAGCAAACAGCTTTAATGAAAACTCAAATGATACTGTAGACGGAGGTCCTTTAGTGTCATTCATATTAATTAAGACAAACCAACTTATTGTTAGAGAAAATACAAGAGGTGGAAAGTTAAACGTAAAATAATAATACGTAACAGAAAATATATTAAAAGATATTTATATTAAATACAATTACAACTCGGGAGAAATAAATGGGATATTTAGATAATACAAGCTTAACAGTAGATGCAATTCTTACAAAGAAAGGCAGAGAGCTGTTGGCTAAAGGTGAACTTGAAATTACTAAGTTTGCACTGGCAGATGATGAGATAGATTATAGGCTATGGGATGTGGGGCATGACCAAGGTTCAGACAAATATGGTGAGGCAATTGAAGCACTACCAATGTTAGAGGCATTCCCACTTGAAAATCAAATGATGAAATATAAGCTTATCTCTTTAGGTAAGAATACACTAAGGCTACCAGTCTTAGAAACAGGACTATCTTCAATAACATTACAGAGACCTGGAAGTAGACAAGTAATCACACCAGCAACTGCAAATATATCAAATGGTAACTCTGTATTAGGCTATACTGCAACACTTGGAAATAGTGATTATGCAATTCTAAGAGTTGCACAAGGTGGGTCAATAGGATCAGCTACAACATCAGATGTATTAGGTGATGATGCTAAATCTATTTCTGTAACAGGTTTAAGGTTTGAAGTAGTAGCAAAACAGCTTACATCAGATAGTACAACAACATTAACAATAACTGCTAATGAAACGGGTGGTAGTGTAGACATCCCAATAACAATTAAGAAGGATGCATCACTAGATATACTAGCATAACGGGATAATTAAATGGCAAGAAGAATATCAAAATTAAATAGAAGGGCTATCCAAGAACAAAAGGTAGTCAAAAGAAGGCAACAAATTCAAGCAAAGGTCTTCCAAGACTTTGATGCAGAAGATGTTATTGAATCAAACACAAAAGTGGCAGTAACTGACGGAATGTGGACTGCAGGGACAACAGGTTCACTAAAAGCAGCTGCATTCTTTACATCATCTGCAACTCACAATAAGTATTATGTTCAAAGCTTCTCAGACTCGGCTCTTGCTCAACCTGAGTTTACTGTAGCTTATGGAAACTACTTTGGTAGTGGTTCAGTTTCTGGCTCTGGTGCATCTGGAGGGATGACAGCTACAAAGGCAATATACACACAGTATGCAAATATATTACTTGATGCAACTGATGATATATTTACTGTTAATGGAACTGATGACCATGAATTCTTTGCAATAACAATTGACAGAAGAAACTATAAAGAACAAATGAATCCTGGTAATTGGTCAATGTTATTATCATCTGGCTCTGGTGGCACATTACACCAAATCAACCTTTGTGATGATAGCAAATCAAACACAGCACTTACAAAAGGTGGAAAGTCTGTATTTAATATAGTTAGTGGTTCTGATACTGCTATATATGATTCAACACACATATATGGACTATTTTACCCTGAAGCTGCTACGATGATACTTTCAAAGAGACTACTTTGTGGTGGTGCTAGTATGGATACACCTTCAAACGTGTATACGAGTGATGCATATCCATCATTTACAAAATACCAACATACAGAATCAGCAAATGCAAATCTATTCCATAATAAAGAAATATGGGCAAATATACTAACGGGCTCACTCTTTGTTGCAAGAAGCCAAGAAGATATTACTTCGGCACACTACTTTTGTAGAATTAAAAATGGTGACTATAACTTTAGTACAAACCCAACGTTTACATTGCCTGACTCAGGT